TAAGTGCAAGAGATGACAGAGAAGCTCACAATATAAGAATGATTCTTCGTGCATTTAAACAATGGTCTTCTCCAAGAAAAATTTCAAAATTAGTTTCTGGTGACCAAAATGCAGGCAACACTGGTCTTGCTGGAGGACCATCTTACTTCTTGGGAACACCAAACGTATTTAAACTTAGATATGAAACTGCTGGAAACAAACCTATTCTTGGTCTGAATAAGTTCAAAGCCTGTGCTCTGACAGACATTAGTATAAACTATACACCAGAAGGTCAATGGATGGCATATGATCATGGTCAACCTACATCATACTCTATGACACTCAAATTCAATGAATTAGAGCCTATATACAACACAGACTACAATGAAAACATTGCAGACAAGGACAGAAGAGAAGGTCCAGTTGCTGATTTAGAGGGAGTCCTCAATGTCAACCAAGATGATCCAAGTACCTCAATGATAGGATACTGATATGCAAGGTTATTTTTCTTACTTACCAGATTTACTATACGTCTCTAGATCTCCAGAAAGGAGTTCTAACGATGAATTTTCTCCTGTAAAGAATATCTTTAGAAGAGCAAAGATTCGTGATGATTTCGAGAACGTAGTTACTTCCTTCGAGGACTTCTATGTAAAAGGCAATCTCAGACCAGATCAACTAGCATACAGTTTATATGGAGATCCAAGATTCGATTGGGTTGTATTAATGGCAAACAATATAACAAAGGTGAGAGACCAATGGCCACTTACAGACTATGATTTCAGAAAATACTTATTAGACAAATATGGTAGTGAAGAGGCATTAGAAGAGATACATCACTATGAGACTCTTAAATCTACGGATTGGGCTGGAAGAATTGTTGTTCCAGAAGGATTGAGAGTTGACTCTAATTTTGAACTCAAATATACTCAACTAAATGATCAAGATCAAAGAATCATAGAATATAGTAGAGGATATACATTGAATGAGCTTTCAACCATAGACGAGGCTGGTACTGCAAGAGATATTTCTGGTCAACCAATTAGACATAATAATGTACAACCTGTGACTAATTATCAACATGAACTATCCAGAAATGATGCTAAAAGAAGAATTAGAGTTATCCGACCTCTATATCTGAATACTGTCATAAGTGATTTACGGAGAGCAATGAAGTACAAAAAATCCTCCCAATACGTCAGTAAGACGCTTAAGAGAGGATATAACCCAAGACTTAGTGGGGGATAAAAAAAGGGGTCTTACGACCCCTTTCTTATTGTTTACTCTTCAGCGAGTTTCTGGAAATAACTCAGTGCGTCGTCCTCTTCTTCATCTACGTCAGCAGATGCAGCAGTGGCACTTGCACGGAGGTTAGAAAGTTCTTCTTCAACAGTGTTGCCTCTACCTTCACTCAAATCCTCAAGATCTTCATCTTGTACTTTGCGTGTAGGAGTTACAACTTGCTTGTTTCCGATAACAGTATCCAAACGTGCTTTGAGTTGTTCATATGTCTTGAACTGGTCAGGAGCAGTGAACTCACTAAGATCGTAGATCTTGTTGTAGATCTCTTCTAGTGCATCATCGTCATCTAGAAGTGCTTCTGTCTTACCAAACTCTGAACTATCATAGTTCCAGAATCCAGCAACCTGTTTGATCTTCAACTTGAAGTTAGCACCCTTCCAGAAATCGAATGGGTTGATTGCCTCTTCATCATCGAACTCAGGTTGCATTGCAGCAGTGATCTTATCAAAGATCTTCTTACCAAACTTATAGAGTTTAACTTGTCCTTCGTTCTCAGGATTACTAGAATCTTTTACGATATAGACGTTTGCATAGTAAGAAAGTTTACGCTTTTGCTTACGAGCAATATCTTTATCAGACTCACGACCACTGTTCCAGAGACTACGATTAAGTTCTCCAACAGGATCATCCTTACCAATAGTAGTTAGACTGTTCTCAATATACCAACCGCCTGTTCCTTGGAAAGCGTGACTCCAAACTTGAGTCCATGGCAGTTCACAATTAGCGTGTGCAGGGAGGAATCGGATAACTGCGTATCCATTACCCGCTTTATCTACAGCTGGTTTCCAAAGACGTTCATCAGTATTGTTACCCTTCTCATTAAGTTTCTCAACCTTCTTCATCAACCTTTCGGTCAAAGAACCTGAGCGGGATTGTTTCTTTAGTGCAGCAAATGACATTTGTATTCTCCGTATTTTTGTATTGTAGGATTGTTTGTATTATACCAGATAATTATGTAATAGTCAATCTGGGATGTTTTCTTCCAACCTATCTAAGGTTAGAGTCAGAGTGTCAAAAAATTCTGAGATATTTTGACCTTCTTTTAGTCCCAAAAACTTGGCAGACTCTAGGATCTGCTCTTTCATCTCAATAGCATCAGGATCTTCCTTCTCTAGTTGCAGTCTGAACATAAAGTTCCTCTGCTTTTCGAGTAGTGTTCTCATCTTTTGAATGTGCAAAAGACCACCATCTACGGTAGGAGTTCTCATACCATTGATTGCCAGTCCTGACATGATATCTTCTTGTAACTCCTGTATCTCTGCCATGGCAGCTCTTACTGGAGCAGATCTAAAAAATTCACCCATCAATCGAATCTGATACTAATACTATTTATTTGTTTTGGATACCCACATAGGTAGGTATATTAGGGTAAAAGCACTACCCCAAAATGCTAGAAAAACGTATAAGTGACTACCTCTGTGGGGAGAAAATGCGAACCCTAAGGCTACAACAATTACCCAAACGTAGTCTACTATACCATGAAAGGTTTGCCAACCATCACCGTATTTTTCTATAAGATTGTCTCTTTGTTTTGCAGCCCAAGGGGATACATGGCGCATCATCACGAATCCCTCATTGAGAAACATGATGGCAAATCCTATCCAAAATATCATAACGGTAACTTAGATCTAGAAGTGCGTTTTAAGTAATTCAGTTCAGTTGCTTCCGCCTTTAATTTATCCTTGAGAGGTTTTGAGATTAATTTCCCAACTGACTCGAACTCAATATTATTCTCTTCACAATAACTAATAATTGCTTCAATATAATTGAGCTCGGTGTTAAGTACCAGTTGTTCAACATCAGTAGTGAACTTGTTCTGGTCGAGAAATTTCTCTTTTAGTAAGTCGTTAACTTCTTTCTCCATACTCCCCGAGCTTGTGGGTGACGAATTCTTTAATATACTTGGTAAGAAGTTTAATATAGTCACGTTTGTTGGTTTTTTCATAAACTTTCACATCTCCATTATCAGCAACCATTAAGGTCACAATCTTCTCCACCGCAATACCTGTCATTTCATAATACATGCAGGCGTAGGCAGTCTCTTGTACGAAGTAGTTTTCCAGCCACTTCTCTGGTTTAATCTTCTTAGATGTTTTGAAATCTATTACTGCTAACTCTCCATTGTATTCGGCAATACAATCAACTCGTCCAGCAATACCGAAGTACTCACTATATAGGGGTTTTTCCAATGCGTGAATATTATCTATATTATTCAATGAGTCTCTTGCTGCAATCCACCTCGCTTTAGTGGAAGGCAGAATATCCTTCATTGAATTGACATCTTGATTTAAGAGATACTTTTCAACCAGATCATGAAACTTAGTTCCCCTGTCGGTGGCAACCTTTGTGATCTTATTGGCTTCTTCCTCACCTACTTTCTCTCGCCAATTTTTGAATGTCTGACGATTATAGAAACTGGTTATAGAAGTAATAGAAGGAGCCTTCTTTCCACTCGGAAGAGTGTAATATCTGACTCCATCTATGGTATTGGCTTCTAACTCAAAATCACCAAGTTTATTCAAGTGGGTAAACATTATAAAGACAAAGCGAGTTTAGTAACCAAGTAGTTTCTTACTAGACCAGAGCGAACAATGTCATCTAAACCAAATTCAACTGTACCGAAATCATCTTCCATGATCTCAATGATACGTTTAAAATCTAGGATGCCATTCTTCTCATTGGATTTTGTAAGATCCGTTTGAGTAGAGTCACCACAAAATATAATTTTACAGTTATCTCCTACTCTTGTTATTATACTATCTAATTCATGAAAATTCAAGTTTTGCATCTCATCTACTAACACAATGCAATTATCAAGTGTTGTACCCCTGATAAATGATGTGCTCCAGAATGAAATAGTTTCTTGTGCTTTCAAATTACCGTATAACATTTCAAAGTCATTGTCTGAAGGCATTTCAAACATATACTTTACCATATTCTTATATGGAATCTGATAGAGTGATGACTTATCCTCATGGTCGCCTGGCAAGAAACCAATCTCTCTTGTGGAGACCAATGACCTAACAATATACACCTTATCATATGGTGTTGTTTCGTCAAGTACATCTTTCAGTGCTAAGTACAAACT